AGGATTGACCCAGATGAGTGAACTTACCAAACTAGAATGTCCAGACAAGCAAGAGTGTGGCAGTAGTGATGCCTACTGTTGGAATACTGAAAAAGAACAAGGCCACTGTAAGTCATGTGATTCTGGTACATGGTTATTTAAGGGTCAACTGTGGATCAAGAGAAATGGGCAAGGTAAAGGAACACCTTTGGAAAACGCAAGCGATAATGGATCAGTAGTAGAAGACTTTACACTGAAGGCTATCACAGAGACTAAAGGTTCTTTTGTAGGTACACGAGGGATCACCTCAAGCACTATGGAGAAGTTTGGTGTACGCACCATTGGCGACAAGCAAGAGTACCCATACCCTAGTGGTGGCATTAAGACACGTAACCTAACTGAGAAAGCCTTTAGCACTACTCAAGGGTTCAAGACTGATGAACTATTCGGTATGAACCTATTTCCCGTGAATAGCTCTAAGAGTATCGTGTGTGTCGAGGGAGAACTAGACTGCCTTAGTGCTTGGCAGATGTTATCCGCTGGCAGTAGTTACACTAATCCTGTGGTCAGCTTCCCTAGTGCTACGCCTTCAGGTAAACTGTGGGAGAACTGTAAGGGTTATCTCAACAGCTTTGATAAGATCATCTTAAGTGTGGACAATGATGAACCAGGAAACAGACTCGCAGAGAAAGTGTCTCAAATCTTCCCTGGTAAGGTTTACCGTATGGAGCATGGTAACCACAAGGATGCTAATGATTTTCTACAGGCAGGGGATGCTAAGGCTTTTAAGAGTGCATGGTGGGGGGCAAAACGTATTAAGCCTGACAGTATTCTGTGTACATCTCAAGACTTCCTTGATCTATATGATAATACCCCTGACTTTGAGTACTGCCCTACTGGTATCCCTGATTTAGACAAGAAGATTCTAGGGCTTAACAAAGGTTACTACACAGTTATTGTAGCCCCGACAGGGTTGGGTAAGACGGAGTTCATGCGTTACCTAGAGTATCAAGTACTAACCCGCAGTACCTACAAGTTTGCATACATGCACTTAGAGGAAAGTCAACTTCGGTCTACGTTAGGTATGGTATCTTACAAGCTGGATGACAACCTAACACGGAAGGACTTAATTGAGCAGAAGGGCCGTGTGGATGACGTTAAGGATGCACTCGTAGAACTTGGAGATACCGAGCGTATGCACCAGTTCTCTTTGGGTACAGATGAAGATCACAACGATCTAGTTGACCGTATTAAGTATCTTGTTGCTGCTATGGATGTAGACTTTGTGTTCTTCGAGCCTATTCAAGATATCGTAGATGGAGACATGAAGGATAAAGAGAGCAAACTCAGTGACCTCTCTAGTAAGCTCTCGCGTCTAGCATCTGAAGTGAATGTAGGTATCATTACCATTGCTCACGCTAACGAAGATGGTGACACCATGTACTGTAAGATGATTGCTAAAAAGGCCGCATTCGAGATTACTCTTGAGCGTGACCAGACAGCAGAGACACACGAGGAACGCAACAGGACTTATGTTCACGTAGGCCGTAAGAACCGTGTGGGTGGTGGTAGTGGACCAGCAGGTGCATTAGATTTTGACCTTGACAGCTACACACTTAAGGTGGTAGAAGGTCCTAAGGAGCCTAAGACAGATAACAAAGGAGATTTCTAATGAGCGTAGCGAATGAAAGGAACGAAGTGACAATGACTAAGATGATTTATGTAGTGTACACTATGCGTGAAGAAAACCCGCTAGCTGTAACACTAGATCGTGAAGTAGCGTGTCAGATCGCTGGGGAACTTGAGATTAAAGACGGTGGTGAGTATTGGGTAGATGATATCCCTATGTCTCATTCACTTGAGGAATACAAAGGACAAAACCAATGACTTTCGAAGAATGGGTTACAAATGTTGACGAAGGTGATGACAGCAGTGTACAAGACTGCCTCTTAGACGGGGACTACTCCAAGTCACGGGATGTTTTATCCCTCTTAGAGCAAGCCTACGAAGCTGGCTGGGATGCATGTCGTGACAAGTGGGGTGGTATGACATACGAGGAGACTGTGGAAGATGAAAGAAGTAGTATTTGACACGGAGACTGACGGGTTAGCCTATGACTGCACCAAGATGCACATCCTAAGTTATACCTACGATGGAAAAGCTTACCATAGCACAGCCTCCTACGAGGAAATGGTAGAGTTCTTTAACCAAGAGGATACTCTGTTTGTATGCCATAATAGTGTACCATTTGATATGACTGTAGTTAATCGTATCTTGGGTATCCCAATGGACTACAAGAAGTATGTAGATACACTAGCAGTCAGTTGGTTCCTAGCGCCTGAGCGTAAGTCACATGGCTTAGGTAGTTACCAAGAGGCTAGTGGAGTACCTAAGCCTGTGGTTGACAACTGGGAAGACGTAACCTACGAACAGATGAAGCATCGGTGTGAGTCTGACGTTAAGATCAACTGGTGGCTATGGCAGAAACAACGTAAGAAGTTACAGGAGATATACGATGGATGAACTATCGGATGACATCAGACGATTCCTGCGCTACCTAAGCTTCAAGCAGGACTGCCTCAGAGAGCAAGAGGCTAACCCACTAACAGTAGACGTAGAGAAAGCCCAAAGGCACTACAATGAACTTGAGGCTATCAAGAGTGAAAAGACTATTGCTCTAGCTAAGGTTATGCCTCAGCGTCCTATTGAAAAGTATAAGAACAAACCTAAGGTAATGCAGAAGAAGGATGGTACTCTTAGCGCACTTGGGGAGGCATGGTACAAGCTACTCAAGGAACAGTGTCTACCTAGCACCACAGAGGGGACTGTAACCATTGTAGAAGGCTGGGAGGATGGAAACCCTAATAGCCCTAGCCAAGTTAAGGAGTGGCTCTACAGCTTAGGTTGGAAGCCCTGTACGTACAAGTACGATAGGAACAAACTAACTGGGGAAGAGAAGAAGATCGAACAGGTGCGCTACAGTAGTGCTAGTGACCCTCGTAAGGGTGAACTTACTGATAGTGTCTTGAAGCTTAAGGCTAAGGAGCCAGGTATTGAAGTTTTAGAAGGTCTTACTGTAGCTACACACCGCATGAGTATTTTTAAGGCGTTCGTAGCGAGTGCTAAGGAAGGTCAGGTTATAGCTAGTGCTGGTGGACTTACGAATACCCTACGCCTTAAGCATAGAAGCCCTATTGTTAACCTACCTAAAGTGGGTAGCCCTTGGGGTGAGGAGATCAGGGGGTGTATCGTAGCACAAGAGGGTACTACTGTGTGTGGTGCTGATGTAAGCAGCCTTGAGAGTTGCACCAAGCGTCATTACATGTGGGACTATGATCCTGACTATGTGACTGACATGAGTACTGAAGGCTTCGATGAACACTTGGACCTAGCCAAACATGCAGGGGAGGTAACACAAGAGCAGATCGACTTATACAACCAAGGTAAGGCACCTGAGCTTAAGGCTGTACGTAATATCTTTAAGCCAGCTAACTACGCTGGGGTCTATGGTGTACGTGAGCTTACTCTAAGTAGGTCAACAGGTATGTCTGTAGCTAAGTGTAAAGACCTCTTGGATGCTTACTGGCAACGTAACTGGTCGGTTAATAAGATCGCTAAGGCTCAGTTCATTAAGACGCTCAAGGATGGGTCTATGTACCTTAAGAACCCTGTCAGTGGCTTCTACTATAGCCTAAGATACGAAAAGGATACCTTCAGTACCCTAAACCAAGGCACAGGTGTTTTTGTGTTTGACTTATGGGTAATGAAGTGTAGAGACAAAGGTGTTAATTTCTCATTGCAGTACCACGATGAACACTTATCCTATGTACCACTAGGTAAAGAAGAGGAACACAAGAAGCTACTTGAGGAGGCTATGAGAGAAGTAAATGAAACACTTAAGCTAAACGTGGAGATCACAAGTGACATTCAATTCGGGGAATCCTATGCAGCAGTACACTAACGTAACATAAGAGCAACACTCAGACTTAATAACCAACAAGCCCTTGTATCTAAGGTCAAAAAGGTCTTTATATACTATACTAGGGCATCACAGAAAACAAACTAAAGGAATACTAAAGAATGACTATCATATACATGGAAGGCACTGCCCAATATGCTCGTATCTTCGAGGGGCAACAAGACATGGGTTCTAATCTCCCAGAAGGTTCAAAAGCGCGTGTCAAACTTGAGTCCACTAAGGGGCAGTTCGTATTGAACCTCTTTATGACTAAGGAAGCTAAGAAGCAGGCTATCGCTGATGGTATCCCAAATAAAGACCTTGTGGGTCAGCTTTGGAAAGAGGACGATGATGGGAATGTTTACTACAAGTGTACTCGTAAGAACTTCAACCCCAAGTTCAAAGACAAAGAGACTGGTGAGCCTGGTGTACTAATGGGACCACCTACAGTGGTTAAGCAGACTGACGATGGTATTGAACCTTGGGACTATGAGGTAGATGGTAACGTAGGTAATGACAGTAAGGTTGTAGTTAAGATGAACGTATGGGACGATAAGATTAGTGAGATGCTTGCAGTTAAGGTAGTTGAGCATGTACCATTTGTACCAGAATCTCAGGGGGACTTTTAATTATGGCTAAAGTAACAATCTTAATCGAACCAGAAGATGAACACGAGGGCGAGTATGGTCACACAGTTTTAATGGCTAAAGATAACGTAGTCCTACTAGACGATCTTGTGCAATTCTACTCGGATGCAGCTAAAGGCTCCGGTTGGGTGTTTAATGAATTGGGTGTATTCGAATGAGTGTAACTAAAGTACAACTAAGCTACTTCGAAGGTGATGTAACCACAGGGGAGCGGGAGGTAGTAATCACCCGTACCCTTGAGGAGTTCACTAAGCTAGACATGCTGTACTTCCTTGCTGATGCTATGCGGTCTGCTGGGTTCACAGATGTTGAGCGTATCGGGTGTTGTGATGGTAGGTCAGCACAGACATGGAGTGAGTACTAATGAGTGAACAGATTATTGTACAACTAAACCCTGATGTACCACCTACAGGGTCAGACTTGGGGGTGGTCAACGCTGCACGTAAGAGCTTTGGTAGGCGTAGTGAGTGGGAAAACACCAAGGATAAAACCGTGGATGTCTTCATTGATGGTTATGAAAGGGTGCTGACGAATACAAACTTTAAGGGGGTACTCAAGGACAAAGACAAGCGGTTGCTAGAGTTCTTGGCTAGGGGTATGACTGCTGGTGATTTTGAGGAGTTCCTTACAGATGTCTCTAACGCAGATGAATCTTGG